AAGCGCCTAGCAATTTCAGATTCATTTTCTGGTGGAGCTTCTTTTACAGGTCTTTTATTTTGAATCCTCAAAATTTCCTGTAATAAATGATAATTACCATCATTAATTAAACGTTTTTCTGATGGCGGGCCTATTAAGATTGAATTAATCTTAGGCAAGAATAATATGTCTTCTTTTATAAAAGTAGAGAGAGCAGTTTGCAATTCTATAGAAAAACGCTGATCTTGATCAGCCATTTTTAATAAATATTCAATAGTATGGATGTCACCAATTTCTATTGGTTCACTTGTTTTTCCATCAATCATTTTAAAGATATCAGCTTCTTCTAGTAAAAGTAAACCTAAACGCCTACTATATTCTTCCATACCAATAGTTATTATTTCTTTAATAGTTAGTGGATACACTTGACATACACCAGGCAACCAAGAGGGAGCATTAACAAAAGCTTGTTCTTTTACTGTTTCATGATTAATTGAAGGCATTTATATAAAACTCCATCATGTAACAACCCATCTCAGTGGATAAGTTTGAAACATTAAATCCCTCATAACGGATTTCGCCTAAACCATTAATCCTCTTGTTTTGCAAAGATTTTCTAACCTCGCTCATAATTGCGAATGGTCGCATTGTATCTCCTGTAATTGCCCATTCTTTAAAAGGACAATAGACGCTAACTAGTAAACTTAAATTTTCATTTTCTGCATTTGTAGAATTTGGTGTGCCACTGCGAAAAAGCAATACAATTGTGCTTTCAGTAGTAACTTCTTCTGCTTGTAATAGAGGAATTACTCTTACATTCTTATGTAAAATTGTACTACCATCAATAATATCTGGATGTTTTTCTTTATTTAAAGGATCTAAATCCGTATTAATTAATAATTTTAGTAGATCTTGATTCTTTAAAAGCTTTTTGGCTACTTTAATTAAATTTGGTCCTAATTCTTGACCATAATTTACTTTAGATTCTTCTCTAAAATCTACCATTTATATCACTCCTAACGATTATTTAAAAAGAAATTCATATCGTCTCCAACAAGTATATCTTCTGAAGAACGAGGTTCGTATTCTTCTTTTAAACTTTCACCAAGAGATAAGTAAACAACATTTTCAATACTAATATTATCTTTTTCAGCTATTTCCCATCCTTTATCTTTATGAAGGAAATAAGTACCTTTCTTAAAGAAATCAAAATCTCTTGTCACACAAGTGAGACTTCTGTTAGGACCTCTATAGCCGCCATTATTTAAATTAAACGATTCCTTTGTAAATGTTGAATTATTTGTGATCTTAACTGGTATAGTATGTAATGTATCACCATACTCATTAGTCAACATAATAACATCATCAAGTAAAACTAATTTATAACAATAATAGCCTAAAGTAATATTATCCTCATGGAATAATATCAAATATATCTTATCTACTTCCTTATCTCCAATCTTTTGATATATTTTAAGCATATCTCCAGTTTTAAGCTGTTTTTCTTTTCTAGATATTAATAAATTTGATAACTCCTGAGATTCATTCCATTTATTAGGTTGTAATGAAGCAACAATATGAGAACATTCATCGTTAATTTGATGGACTAATACTTGATAAATAGTTTGTTTCATGAATAATTCATCAAACTCATGGATTTTTTCACCAACAATACGTGAACGCATATCATCACCGTAAAGATTTAATCGTTTTAAATATACATCTTTAAAATAATCCATTTTCATCAATCCCATCAAATAAATTCATACATTCAAAAATTGTTTTTCTATAATATTTGAATGAAAGATATTTACAAGTATTTAACTTGTAATATAAGAAATAGTAATTAGTTGTTCTCTTGTCCTCTGGATATCCCATTAGCTCCACTAAAACAGTATCTAAAAATTTTTCCCATTCTCCATTTTTCTCTCTTTCTCTCAATAAACCATAAAGTTTCTTTTTCATTAACTCTTTATATCCATTATCAATCATGTCTAGGATACCTATGAGATTTTCCGCCGACTAAACGACCATAGTCATAAGTTTTACGTTTACGTGAACGATAATAAATATGCTCAAGATGCCTAGCATCTTCTTCTGTTTGTGTTTGTAAGTTAATGAATTGAGATAATAAATTTGCTTGAGAAAAATCCTTTTCAGAATATTGAGTTTTAATATTTTTCCAAGATAGAACAGTTCTTCTTAACCATTCTAACTTCATAAAAGTTGCAATAACTTGAATTTCATCTTGACCAAAAGCTTCATCTACAAAACCTTCTTCTTGATTATATTCTAGACTGCAACGTGGATAACGAAAATAAGGTAACGCACTTTCAAGAATTGATTCCCAATCGGCGAGAATCCATTCCATATCGTCATCATGACCGCGCGCCCACTCATCTTCTTCTATCTTAGCTAAGAATGCTTGATAAACAGTCATAAGAGGAGTTGCCATTTATATCACCTAGTCCTCTTGATTAGAAACTATTTTCAATATATCCCTGCCAGTTAATTCCTTTAAATAACTACACTTTTCAACATCCACAATTTTATTATCAATAGCATAATCGATTAATGCATCTACTTGATCCTTAGATAGTTCATGTATTTTTGTCTTAAAATCCTCAAAATTTGTAACTTTTAGAAGATTAAGCTTTTGACCATCATTAAGAACAATGATATTTTCAGGTTGCTTAGCATCCGCTGGCTCAAGTCCTAAATCAATCTTATCTTGCATATCATCGATATATAAAATACCAGTTTCAAATAGATATTTTACACCATTTTGCCACAAAGCTTGTTCTAGAACATCAAAAGGAATTGGATAAGTTACACCTATACCTCTCCAAACTCTATTAATGCCAAACTCAGGCAACTTCATTACTACAGTTCTATTTACAGTATTTCTAACTTTAACTTGTCTTCCTTGCATTATTTTTTCCTCCTTTTAACTCAAAAGGCAAGTGAGAATATCCCACTCACCTTTCATTTTATATTTATTTAATTACTTAGTTGGAACTTCGTACTTAGTATCAGCTTCATTTGTTAATGTAGTATTTTGATATACACACCAATCATGAGTAGATAGAATAGCACAACCCATCTTCTTGTATGCTTGAATTTCCATAGAATTGTCTCTATTTTCCCAATCCTTAACGATAGTTTCACCTTCAAATACTATCTTAACAATCTTTTCATTACCAGTTGGGAATACATAAGCAACACCAGGATTGATCTGAGTTGTTGTATTAGTTTCATCAGTGAAAGATTGAGGAATCATAATAATTGGATTACCTCTAAACTGTTGAATGTAACCAGTATTATGAATTGCAGAAATATCTTCTGGAGCATATACTGGAGTGGCACCGCCTGTGTCATTTTTCCAAATTGGAAGACCAATAGCATCTGGACCCATTGCAGCTATAAACTCTGGAGGAGCAAATATAGTAGCTGAGCCACCATAAGCTCTACAAACAGCACATAGTCTTGCCATTGAATCTGGATCAAAATCAGGACTTACAACAATATTTGCAGATGGTCTATCAACCTGATTAATAGTTGCTAGAAGTGCCTTTTGAACCTCACCCATAACAGCCTCTTGAATACCTTCAAGAATTAGACTCATTGGTTCTGCTAGGTCCTCATCACCAGAAAGGAATCTCTCAAAATCGATATAAGCCGCGCCGCCAATTGCGTGTGCACTAACTTCAAAAGTCTCCTTATCTAGTCTAAATGCCTCATAAACGCCAGATAGACCTACTTCAGTAATAAACTGCTTTGCACGTCTACGACCTCTTCTTCTTACAAATTGAGCCTTTTGGTTGTGACCAACTGTCTTAATCTCTGCAAAAGTGCCCATAAATTCTTCAACATACTTTGGAAGAATCATATCGTTAGTTTCTTGTATAATTTCAAATACATCTAGCTTATTTCTACGATAAGCATTATATGTACCTGCTAGTTCTTTTATCTCTGCTCTAAGTGCCTCATTTACATCTTGATTACTATACTTAGTAGGATCAGGAGTAGTACCTCTTAGGCTATGTAGAGCCAATTCTTTAATATCTTGTAAATTCATAATCTAAACCTCCTCCTTAATTAAGCATTTGTTGTTACAGGCTTATTAATAACTTGGAACATAAATGATAGAGTTCCATCTGCGTTTGTATATGCTTTAACTACTCTTGTATAAATACCACCAATTGCTTGCGTATTAGCATCAACAGTCGCGCCAACAACGAGTTGACCTTCAGAATCAGTTGTTAGTATAGCATAAATTACATTTCCTTCTTTAAGAGCGTCTCTAATATTTGCCCAAGTGGCCCTACTAGCTGCAACGACATCTCCATCTACATCAGCTGTTTTAACTGCCTTAAAAGATGTAGCTTGTTCATTAATGAGAACTGTGTTAGTAGTAAATCTCTCACCAACAGAAAGAAAACCTATTCTAGGATTAAAATCATTAGCAGTCATATAATAATTCCTACGACCAGGAGTAAATTGATTATAAATCTTCTCAGTAGAATAGTTAACACCAACTGGAAGACCTTTTTCATCTGTTGTTGCTGTAGGAACAGTAGCAATGCCATTACCATTACCTAGACCAGTTAGAGGAGCTTTATCTACTGCTAGAAATTGTCCAACTTCACCATAAATCTTGCCATCAGATGCATTACAAGCACAGCCCATAGTCTTAATATCAGATGTAAATACTTTTGGATCTAGCTTGCATTGTGCTTCAATAGCACCGTTTCTTGTAAACCATACTTGGTTAGGCTCAAATTGACCAAAACCTTGACGGTCAAACTTGTAATAATTTTCATTGATAGCCATTACTTATTACCTCCAATCTTTTTATGTTTTAATATTAGCCTTTCACAGCCACTTAATTCAGATTCGCTCTTCATTGAACTATTCTTAAATACCAATGGAGCTTCGACCTCTTCCTCTTGTTTCTTACTAAATACATTTGGATTAGCCTTATATGCAGTTAAACACATATCTTTCTCTAAATCTTCAACTGTAAAACTATCTTTTTCTAATTTATATCTATCAAGAACATCTTCCTCAAGAACACCATCAAATTGATTTATGATTTCATCCTTTTTCTCACTCTCAATCTGTTTCTTGAAAGCAAGTAGTTCTTCATTTTCTTTTAGAATGTTTTCTTTTTCCTTTTGGAATTCAGTCTTTTCATTTTCGAGTTCTTGAACTTGTGCCGCGAACCTATCTCTTTCTTCAATTAGAACCCTTTCCATTAGAGAGCTGTTGCAGCCCTTCTTGTCATCATCATCCTTCTTGAACTCTTCTTGATCCTCTTTATCTTTCTTAGAATCATCCTTTTTAGAATCATCCTTAGACTCATCATCCTTAGAGTCTTCTTTTTCGTCCTCTTCCTTAGGATCTTCTTTCTTAGCAAAATTTTCATTTAGATTTTCGTAAGAGCCTTCATTCATAGACTTCATAGCTTGAAGCGCATTAAATTCAGATTCAGTAACATCAATCATAAAGCAAGTTGTAATTTCGCCAAGAGTAACACTAGAATCGTCCTTAGTATAAGAAACTCTTTCATAACTATCAGTCTTAAAATTATAACATAGAGCATATTCATCAAATACATCTATCACTTGATAGTCAGGGTATAGAGCATCTTCAGCAACGTTCTTATTTAGCTCAGCAAAAATTAAACTAAATTTTTGATTGTCAGATAATCTAAAATTAGTAAAATTAGCTTTCTCCATTACCTTATTCTCCTCCTGTTCTTCAATTTTTCTTATATATTCAGTTAAACCTTGAATATCTTTACATAGACTAAAGAAAGCACTTCCTTCAAAACAAGGTTCTTCTGCAATACCTAGAACTTGCAAACCAACAAAACAGCCTTTTGTAAAGTAAAACATTGGCTGTCCATCATCTGCAATTCTCCATTCTCCATCCATCGTCTCTCTAAAAATCTCCATAGACTGGGATTTTCCTAAAATCTCTTGAGCTTCTTGATACAATCCTGTAAATAGATATACATCACAGCAAAGATAAGAACGTACTATGCCATCTATATCAGTATGTTCTTCATAGACGGCATTGGGATTTTCTGGTACTATTCCATAAATACGTCCTTCGCAATTATCTTCTCCATGATCAGTAAAATCT